AACCCCTGCCATGCGGCCAAATCTGCCAGCCAGTCGATTTCATCGGCCAGCGCAGACGGCAATTCACGGTCAAAGAACGGGGCGGCTTTGACACTTTGCTTAAAGGTCATCCGCACCGTGCAGTAATCGGGGTTTTCTTCATTATGAGCGGCTTCAAAATCAGCCACCACGCAATCGGGCACGCTGCCGTAAATCGGGTGGATCAATTCGCCCGCACCAGTCTCCCGCAAAACACCTAACAGGCTTTGCAGCCTGCTTTCATAATCATCCCCCCACAATACCGCCGTCAGGCTCATATCCATTGCCGATACGCCCGTGTCCTCAATATCCGAACCCTGAACAAACGGGTATTCGTGTTCGGCTAAGGCGTGCGTGCCACGCAACGTATCATCGATTACATCAAAACCGACACCCTTGAAACTGGCATCAAGCAAAGTATCTTTCCAACTCATCACGGATCCTTAATTTTTAGCTGCCGCACGCGCCGCCGCTTGATTGATATAGGCCATAATATTGCCGTTTTGAACGGTGACTGTAACGGGTATCGGCTTACCTGCCGCCGCTTGCATTTGCGCCGCCGCCGCAGTCATCTGGGAGGCCGCATTGGTAAGCTGGGCGGTTGCAGCCTGATTTTCAGTTGCCGCTGTGACATACTGTTGGCTGGCTTGCTGATTGGTTTGTGCGGATTGACTGAGCTGCGCCATACTCTCTTTGAGAACAGGGCTGTCGAGCGGAGAGTTATTCCCACCCAATTCCTCCCGTTTTCTCATGTATTCGTTTTTGGCAGACGACATAAAATCAGGCAAAAACGACTGCAAGCGGTCGGCGAAGGCCACCAACGGTTTACTCCAGTCGTCATATTTATCCCGTTGCGCCGCCAAATGTGTTACGCCGCCCATAGCGGCCAACGGAGCAGCACCTAAAGTAAAGGCACCCATTGAGCCTGCAGAAGGCAGAAAACGGCCGGCACCGGCAACACCTTGACCGCCTTGGAAGAACCGCCATCCGCCGCTTACCATTGAGCTTGTCCCCACAGTTGCGGATACCGCCGCAGCCCCTTGACCCGCCGCCACCGCTGTCTGCGCGGCTTCCTGATTACCTCTGGCCCAGTCGGCAATACCTTTAAGCTTATTGGCCACCATGTCGGTAAAGCTTGAGAATGCGCCATATTCAGCTTCGCTGTATGCCGTTTTGAGCTGTTCTTTTTTGAACCCGGAGCCTTCGGCCACAAATTGATAAGCCCCATCTACTGCACCGGCGGCGTTGGCTTGTCCTTGCTGCAGTCGTGCGGCTTCTTGCTTGTTGTTGATGAGCGAGAGCAACGCCATTAAGGCTTGGCGGTCTGAAACCAACTGGCCGACAGCCGTACCGTCAACCAAAGCTTTCTGGTTTTCCAGTAAAGCCAACTTAGCCTCATCACCTTGCGCTGCGGCCATCTGCTTCATTAAGGCAGCACTCTTTTCATCTTTCTGCACAATTTCACTGACAATATCGACCAATGCGTCCAGCGAGTTCATGCCTGCAGCCTGACGCTTATTCATGCTGGCGGTGAAGTCAAAACCCTCTTGGCCGTTAATGTCGATTTTCTTTGCCTTAGTAACGATGTCCTGACTGCTGATTTTCGCCAGCAGATTGACCAGGTTGTTACCGGCTTCGTCTGTACTGCCTGCAGTCATAAACGCCAGTTGGTTTGCATTTAACAAACTGCTGAAATTATCCAATGTCGCTCCCATACCTGCGGACTTCATTGCTGCCAACTGTTGCGGCAACCATCGCGCCATGTCTTTCAGCTCAAAACCGCCATCCGCGCCCGATTGCATGGCTCGGTCAAGCAAAGCAGGGATATCAGCTTCTTTAAACCCTGCCTGTTTCGCTTTGGTCACAATATTGGCAATATCATCGGCATCGGCATTGGCGGCAAGTGCTGTTTTCATGACGGTCGGCAGCATCTGTTTCACGGCAGCATCACTCAATGAGCCGCTGGCCACCATGGTATTCATCGCCTGCAAGGCTGCTTCCTTAGATGTTCCGCCAAGATAAGCGGCATCGTTTACCGTTTTATTAATTTCCTCCATGCCGGCACGTTTTTCTGCCAAAGTCTTGCCTGCATACATGGTATTGGTCGCGTGACGCAGCTCCGTGTCATAGTCCATTGTCCGATTGACCGGCTGAGCCAACACATAACCGCCGGCCATGACACCGGCGGCAACCGAAGTCGCGCCGCGTGCCAAACTTTTACCGCCTTGAACCATGCGATTGAAACGGCTGCCGCTGTTCATTTCGGCATTTAATTCCCGAATACGGCTGCGCGTCTGTTGAGCGGCTCGCGCCAGCTCATTGTGCGAAGCACGGCCACTTCTGGCCATTGCATTGTAGGCCGCTTGAGTACGTTGGATTTCACGGCGGATTTCACGCTCCGTGCGGATGCCCAAACGGGCGGCAGCCGCATGCATCAGCTGTTGTTGCCTGCCGGAAGATGATGCCGCACGGCTTTGAATCTGCATCGTACGGTTGGCCTCGGTTGCCAAGCGGCGCAGGCCGACGCTGGCCTCATCTCGGAACTTGGCAACTAATTCGACTGTATTACGGCTCATTTTTTCTTCCGTTTACTGATAAAGGTTTGAGTGTGTCCGCCAGATGCAGATGGAGCTGAGGTTTTGGCCGATGGGGCAAACCATGGCAGCACCACGGGAGCGACACGGCCACGGTCAATCAAATCAGCCTGCTTCAGCCAACCCTCAAGCTCCGGCTGAGTCATCTTGCCGATATCGTCGGCAGAGATACCGTAGCTCCCCAGCTTTAGGACTGCGTATCGGTAGCGGTCGGCACGGGCTGAACGGACAGACGCTTTTTTGCCAGCAGCTCTTGGGCGAAATAAAGCGCGTCAAAATCGGTTGCGACCAACTCATCGGCCAAGAAGTCGGGCGTTAAGGCATCAGGTTGGATCGTACCGATATGGTCGAGAGAGGCTGAATAGGCTGCCAACATACGTGCCTGACCCTCCAGCGTTGGGTCAATAGCCATATCTTCGCGCACGGTCAGCAGATGCATGGAAAAATCACGATGAACAGCGCCGTCAACAGAGATACCGTACTTCAGACGGCCTGAAACGGTTTTCAGGTCGGCGGATACGCTCAAATTGTAGTCTTCGATGGCTTGAGTAAATTCTTGGAATTGGGATTGTTTAGACATAAAAAAGCCCTTAAACGTTGATTAAACCATTGGTAAAGTAGGTTTAATTGTCGTTTAAAGGCAGTTTTAAGATTGTCGGACAGAGGTCACTATCTGAGGTGGCACACTTTATTATTCAGCGGCCAATGCTGCACATTTGTCTTTTTGCTCACGGTAGTCTTGCAGGATATTTGAGCCATCTTGAGGATTAAGGGTACTACCCCATACCATCATCTGCCCTAAAAATAAGGTAGCCCCATAACAGCTACTGTATGGATGGCTATAAGGATTAGTCTGATTGCCCCAGTTTTTGCTCAGTGATGACAACATACCCGTCACTTCGTTGCGGCCGTCCAAGAGCACTCTTTTACCTTGGTCTTTGTCATGAGCAAACGGGATAATTGCAATAGAGGCTCGCTCCAACTGCTCGTTTGTTGTGACTGCCGCCAGCTTCATTTCGTTTTTGTCCCATTGCTTATCGGCTAGCCCCAATTCCTGCAAACTTGCGCCGTTTCGGGCTTTTTCCAGCTGCTCTGACGGGATGCCGCCGCAAGCGGCCAAAACAAAGGCCAGTGTCAATATTGAGTAAGGTAATCTTGTCATGATAATACTTATCCCTTATCGATAATGATAAAGAGATAAGTATATCACTAACATATTTTTACTCAATCACTTTACGGGTTGCAAAGCCGGTCACATCAATGACCAATTCGTTGTCAACCGTATAGCTTTCACCAGCCTCTTTAGCGCAGAAGCCCAAGTAAGAGGTCGGACGTGCGCCCTTGATATCAGGAACCAGCGAGATTTTTGCGTCTTCGATTTTATCCCAATCGATAACCGTACCGTCTGTCGGCACGACGGCGGTAAAAGAAATATCATACTGGCCGACACCGCGCGTAAAGCCTTTGACGCGGCGCGTGCGGTTCATAGTTTTAACTTCTTTTTTGCCTGTGATGTTTTTCACATCAATCTTGGTGACCTCCACCTCGGTCGCACCGACATACAGCGTCACGCTGCCTACATATTCTGTACTCATGTTCTTTCCTTTTTACAGATACAGGTCGATAACCATGCCTACTTGGTGCAGGCCGTTAACCACATCGGACGGCACGCGGCAGTTGAGCATGCCGGTGTTTTGCGCATCGCGTTCCACAATCAGGTTGGCCAAATTGTTTTCAACGTCTTCGACGATTTCCAATTCTTCGCATTTCATCAACACGTCGATCAATTCGGAGCGGACACGGGCAATGGTGCGCCCGGTCATTTTGTCGCGCGGGAAACGCAATGCGATACGGTCAGCACACGCGCCTGATACATAAATCAATGTGCGTACGGTAGTCATATCGAGCAGACTTTCGTCTGCCGTGCCGTTGGCAGTTTTGGTATAAGTCGAAATAGCGCGGACGATTTGGGCGGATGTGCCGTCTGGGCTGGTTTCAATAGGAGTAACGCCGTTGTAGAGCGCGTTTTCCTGTTCGGTACGCATAGTCTTGTCTGCACTGTCGCACACACCGATGCCGTTGAGCTTCAGGGTATTGAGCGGACGAGCCGGGTCTTCCTCGCTGGCCACAACGGCCGCAAACGCGGCTGCCAGCTCACATGGCAGGCTAGGCGTTTTACGATACCAGGCCGAATACAAATAACCACTGTTCAGACGGCCTGCCTGTGTCGTTGTTTGCGCCAATGCACCGGTTTGGCCATAAATACCCAATGCCCAGCGTTTTTCTTCGGGTGCGCCGACAGTTTCCAAATGTGTGCGCAACTTCAAGAGGTTCGCCTCATCGGTACAGCCTACCGCAATCAAATTATGACCTTCGGCAATCACGGCATTTAATGCGGGACCGATATCGGCATCGGCATCGCCACCGCTCATCGCTTTGACTGCAACGGTAATCCCTTCAGTGGTATTGCTGGCACGGATACGGATATGGTTGCCGTGCGTGCCTTTATTTTTAGCCGTCAGCGTTACCAAGCCTTCAGAGGCTGTCGCCGTTACCGGCAACGATGTTTCGGCATCAATTGCGGCTTTGACGGCAGCGGCTACGGTCGCGGCGGTTGCATTGGCGGCGACACCGACGGTCAGCGTATCGGCATTACCGATGTTGACGCGTAAAACGCCTTGCGTATCGGCAGTGCCTGTAATCGTGATATTGCCGGTGGCCGCAACGCCTGCTTCATTGTCGGCAACGGTAATCAGGCTCAAATCTGCATATGCGTAAGCCTTGATAGCGGCCAATGCCATCAAATGCGCCTGAGAGCCGGCACCATACGCAGCTGCGACATCGGCCGCAGAATAGATATTTGCCAGCGCAGTCAGCTTGCCCGCCTTGGGATTGCTGTGTTGCGCAATCAGCAGTACGCGTTGCTTGTTGGTAGGCAGGTTGCGCACAGCAAGCTTGGTGTTCCATTCGACGTAAACGCCCGGCTTACGCGTACTGGTCTGAATTTTGTCGAAACTGACGTTTGCGGAAGTCATGATTTGTTGCCTTTCGGTTTGTCCTCAACAATAACCAAGTCGCCGTAGTGAATACAGCGCAGGTAATACGCGGCATTCGGCACTTCGACCGCTTCTTGGTCGGTAATATATTCATGTGGCTTGCCTGCCATAGGTACTTGCAGACCTGTGGCGGCACGAACTTTAATGGTTTCAGTCATGTTTTACCTCGGTTTTAACGGTGGCCGCCATATCGGCGGGTTGGTTTGGTTTTTTGGGCGGGATACGCAGCTCAAGGTTTGCGCCTTTCAAGTCAGGATGTTCTGGATCGGTACGGCCTTGGTATTCGGATACGTCGGCATATACTTGCGCCTGTTGAGCATCTGAAACCGTAGGCCGTGGCCAATCGCCGTCTCGCAGTGCGTCTTCAAACCAATGCGTTTCAAAATCCAGCGCAAATACGCTGATTGCGTCCAACTCCATTTGTTTTGAAAACAGGCTTTTTGCTTTGCCAGGCTTCAGACGGCCTATACACAAACCCATAGTCTGATTGATCAGCAACAGGCGCACGGCCTGCATTAGCCGGTAAGTGCCGACATCGTTCCGGTGCAAACCGCCGAAGCGGCTGTCCGCCTCACTGCCGCTGGCACGGTCGCCGACCAAGACAGTAAAGTGACCAGTGACTTGGTAGCGTGTACGGCGCGTATCATG